CCGTACTTGGCGAGATTCGTTACCGCCTGACGGAGCTTCTTCACCACTTGGGGCTTCTGACGGGCGCTGCGGATTTCGTCGGCTTTGCTGACGGTCATAGAGGATTGGGAAAAGTACCTCGAAAATACCCCCTTCCGTTTTTCGGCGCAAGGGGGCACGTTCGCAAACACAAAAAAGACTACTCAACAATGCCGTCCTTGTCGGGGAACGGGAAAGGCTCGCTGACGCAAGGCTTCGTCTGAAACGAGTCCACGGGGGAATAGCAGAGGGTACGGGGGGAGCCGAAGAAAGCGTGCTCAAGATCCTGCTCGGCGGCCACGGCCTCCTCACAGGCCGTCCCGTCTCCCGTCAGATCGCAGAGCTTGTAGCGGGAGTGGAGGGCAAGGCACTGGATACACAGTTGTGCATGGATGAGCACTTGGTCGGCCTCCCATGCTTTCTCGACATCCTGTGCATAGGCGATCTCCGTTTCGGCGTAAGCCGTGGCGGTAGACGAACGCTCCTCTTCCAGCTCCGCAAAATCTTCCTGTGCTTCTGCGATCTTCTTGTTCTCCGCTCTCCATTGTCTCGCCTTAGAGTTCGGGAGTGCCATACAAAGCAGAACGAACAGAACGATGCCGACGATGCCGATGGATTGTTTGATTTCCTTTTTCATGGGGTAAGGGGGGAAGTTACTCTTCTGACAGGGCGACTGATAATGCCGTGCAGAAGAAGAAGGTGAAGACAGCGAGTAGGGGAACGAGGAATATGAATGGGCCGATGTGTTCATATAGCCAGACACACACAGCCCCGATGACCGTTGTAATTGCTACCGATATCGTCAGTGCGAAGAGTATGGCTACAAACAACGGGGGTCGTGCCGATGCTGGATTTGTGGGCATGGGGTAGAAGTGGAAAAAAGTAGGGCTACACCTGTCCGGTGTAGGTCGTGTAGGGCAGGTCATGGATGGAGCGACCGTAGGAGAACCCTACGAAGCCGAGCATCCCGACGATGATTGCCCCGAAGACGAAGGCGAGAACGCTTCGCATAGAGAGAGGGGGGAAGGAAGTGGAATTGGTTTATGACATAATGGTACTCCTGTGCAACTCTGAGCGCAAGCGATTCTTTTGACCCTATAGGCGAAAGCGGCACGGATTCTCCAGAGGTCTGCCGCGAAGACGCATTCCTGCGGCCAGTCTCCGGGGAATGTTCGCACGATGAACCCGACGAGCTGATGAAACTCTTCGACGGTCCTGCTTTCGCAGCGTGCCTGTGGTAGAGTCTCCGCGTCGTACATCCGACGACAACCTAATCTGCTTGTTTTTCTGGAGCAAGCGGGTTTAGGTTGCGCGTTTGATGAAGTAATGCGGGACTGGTTTCAAGATGCCATCCGATACGGGGATCTTGAACTTCCGTACCGGGACTTTCGCATCGCGCAACAACTTGAGAATCATCGGGGAACTCATCCCTGTTTCGGCGCAGAGTTGTTTCGTCGTCTTCCACCCCTTCGGGATCTCCGTAACGACGGGTTCTCGGAGGAGCCGAAGGAGCTTTGCAGAGCCGGATTCGATCATAGGACTTCGGAGGAAGGGGCTTGAATGGTGTGCAGCCGTTTGTGAATGACGGGCGTTCCCCCTGCCTCTACATTTCTGAAGTCCATCACAACCAGGCCGACTTGAGGAACCATCCCCGGAACGACTCGGTGGGTGAACCTATTTGAGGCTTGCCAGCTCGGGAGAGAGAGCATCATCCCGTACCCGTCCTCGTAGAGGCCGAACCTGTGCCGGTGAGAACGGATAATCACCTTCGGCACTTCCCACCCTGCCCTTGCCCGTTGATTTCGGATATCCCCCAGCGTGATAGCGAATTGGGAGGACTCAAGGTAGCTCCGCATAGTGGTTGGCATGTGGTGGTCGATCTCACAAGGGGTCCCGGCCACGTTCAACCTGAGTTCGGGCCATGCGTACATTTTCCCTGCGGGTTTCTTCACCGCGATCCCCTTCCGCGATAGGGCGGCGGCGATGCCGTGTTCAAGATTCTTGGCATGGCAGTTCGTTCCTTCGGTCATGTAAACGGCAGACGCTTTTTCTAACACGTCATGCAGGAGGTCGGTAGCCGCACTAACATGATCTCCCTCGTCCGGACTCCACACCTCTTTGGTATTGTGATGTATCCCTTCCACTGCGTCTCCGTTCACGATGGCCGCCCACTCATCCTTGCCGATCACCTTTCGCGCCCACTGCCAACAATCCCCCCACGCTTTCCACAACCATTTCTGCACGGGGTTGAGCGAAACCCTGTAGCCCTCGTGCGTTTCAAAGTCGGGCGGCAACAGGGCTGACGTAGCTCCGACGTGGAGGTCTGCCAACAGGACGAGGACCTTGCTCATGTGTGGAGGAGTTTGAAATCGTCCGTCGCCTGATAGAAGAAAGCGTCCAGAAACTCATCCTCCTGAAACTCTCCCCAGTTCTGCGAAAGGTCGAGCGGACCGAACTTGTCGTCTCCCGAGAGATACTTCTGATGACCGGCAACAGGAATTGGTTTCGCAAGCCACTCCTCCAACTTCTGACGAAGACGCTGCTTCACTTCCTCCTCATGCTCAATCGCATACTGCACGATCTCCTGCCTCGTGATGAGAAGATCATCCACTAAAGGATATACTGTGCCACAAACAAGAATGTTGAACAACATTTGTGGTTGCGCTTCGCTTACAGCGTGTTCTACTATAGTTGTCATGGAAGAATGTATCGGATGCGACGGAACCGGCAAGATCGGCAAGGAAGTCTGCGACTATTGCGGTGGAACCGGACGGCTCGAAGAAGTCGCAATCCAGCGTGTGCTCGAAGATGATGAAGCTGAGGGGGAGGAAATGTGACGGCTGATAAAGAGAAAACTACAGCAGCTTAAACTGACCACCTTCCTCCTTGGCCGCAAATATCTTCCCACATTGTCTGCATTTGCGATTTTCCGGTTGCAACGCGCCGCGCACAAAATAGGCATAAACAGCGGGTACATGTTGCCTTAAGCGAGAGAGATTCGGTTGAGGTTCCCTGTGATTTACCGTGGTAAGCTCTGTCATCATTTCTGAGGGTAGATCGTAATGAGGAGGTACAGCCCCCCCTACCCCCCATACCTGTTTTAGCAGGCGGCGCACTCCGGCCAACATTTCACTTAGGAGGTAGTGAGGGGAACCGCGTTCATTTCGTCGGGTGAGTCGTGAACGAGGAGAGGGAAGCCCCCGCTTTGCAGCGTCAGTCTGTAGCCCTTCCTATCCCTCAAGTACTTGGAAGGAGACTGCTTGTGTTCAGAGGCGGGTGGTGCTATTGTTATCCCGCTTTCCTAACAGAAGCACTGTACGCCCCGTCGCGGTTACACCGCAAGGGGCTTTTTTCTGGTAGAATCTCCCCATGAGCATTCGCTCTGAAGGGAAGAGGCTGGCAAGGAAGGGGGTGCCTCGTAGCCGCATCCGGGTGAGGCTCCGCAGGAAGGCCAGAGCAGAGGCCAGAGCCCACCAAGGCGAGAACTGGCTGAAGAGGAAGATCAAACTACAGGCGATGCAGAGGCCGTAGGCGGCTGGCGTGGATGATCGAATGCGATACAATACCCGGAGGAGGGTCGCAAGTTGCTGACGTTCGATTACAAGTCCGTCCGGGTCGGGAAATCTTACCTAGTCCACGCAGATTGCTTTGAATGGCTTTCGCGCGTGTCTGAGAACACGATCCATGCCATCGTGACGGACCCCCCGTATGGAGTGAAAGAATACGATTTCGACCAACTGGAGAAGAGGCAGAACGGGAAGGGCGGGATCTGGAGAATCCCTCCGTCTTTCGATGGGCATGTCCGGGCTCCCCTTCCAAGGTTTACAGCTCTGAACAAGCAGGAGCGGGAGCATCTGGAGCGTTTTTTTATGGAGTGGTCGAAGCTGGCCCTACACGCTCTCCGCCCCGGCGGGCATGTCTTCATCGCCACGAATGCCTTTGTCGCCCAACTGCTGTACTCGGCAATTGTGGAAGGCGGCTTGGAGTTCCGTGGTCAAATCATCCGCTTGGTACGCACTCTCAGGGGCGGCGACAGGCCGAAGAACGCGGAAGAGGAATATCCGGGCGTGTGCTCAATGCCCCGTGGATGCTACGAGCCGTGGGGGATCTTCCGAAAGCCGATGCCTAGCGGGATGAAGGTGAGCGACTGCCTACGCCAATATCAAACCGGAGGGCTGCGAAGGGGAGAAGAATTGCCGTTTGAAGACCTGATCCCAAGCGAACGGACCCCGAAAGCAGAGCGGAAAATTGCGGATCACCCCAGTCTCAAGCCTCAGTCCTTCCTGCGGAAGCTCGTCTATGCTGCTTTGCCGCTTGGGGAAGGAATCGTGGTTGACCCGTTCATGGGGTCAGGATCGACTATTGCAGCGTGTGAAGCTGTTGGTGTTATCGGGGTAGGGGTTGAGCGCTTTGCGGACTACTTCGCTATGGCGACCAAGGCGGTTCCACTTCTAAAGGCGGTGAAGACGCCGAAATTGGCTGTCTCGGCTGGGCAGCTTTCGCTGTTCTAGGCCCGGTAAATCCAGTTCGCCTCCATCTTGTCGAATCCGCTCCGTGTGACGCTGGCGGTGATGGTCCGTCTGCTCGTTTCTGACCGGCCGGAGAAGTTCCAGTCCGACTTCTTCAGCTCCGCTCCAACCACCTTCACGAATCGGAACGGCTTCGGTGCTGTTCCCTGACTTGCGTCTCTGGCGGTGTTTGAATCGAAGACGAACACCATGAGCCAAGTATCCTCGGCATTGTGGCCCTGCCACCCGCTCTCGTGACGGGAGCCTTTAATCTCGATGCCCTCCTCTCCGTGCTGGCAACGATTGTCTGGAAACTGGCCTGCCGGAAGCATGTCTGGGTGCCCGTTGTGGTAGGCGTTCTTCACGACGGTCTTGCAGTATTTCGGGATGGTCGCCCCCATAAACTCTCCGACCATGCTGGAAAAGTTCGCTGGCATGAGGAAGGCTTCAAGCCGTGGGATCTCCTTGGTGTTGAGTTGTGCGTTGATGAATCCAAGAAAATCGAGGAAGTCCTGCATGGCCTTCCTGATGTGCTCTACGGTTAGTCCGCAGGGAATGACTACTCGTTTGTTGAAGCCGTTAGGATTGAGGATAAGCGGTGTACATGCCGCGCATTCGAGGTCTTTCACGGGTGTCCTCCCATGATGGAACGACCCGTGCTACGCTGTGCGTGGCGGGATCGTGCCGGAGCCATTGGTGCGTTGCCAGTGCTCCTGACCGAGGGAATCTCCCCAGATCGACTCGATCAGGAACGGACGATCTCGCCATTGTCCCCACTTGAGGGGGCCGCGCCAAGAGGGCCTCTTAGAAATCTCTATAGAGAGGCGGTAGACTGTCTCCGTGCTCCTCTGCCTGATCCACTACGGCTTGGTCCGTCTCTGGATCTTCTTCATCGTGAACTTCGCCAAGCTGTACGTCTTCGTCGTGGAATGGATGGCGTGGATCGGGGGGAGATTGGTCGAGTCATTGCGCCGCTCCTCCTCACGCTGGTAGAGTTCTCCTCCATGACGATCGATGAGGCTTTCGGAAAGATCAAAAGGGAGTTTCCTGAGTCAGCCATGTTCCAAGGAATGCACTTCAAGTACGCCTGTAGGGATGGGGTAGTCTTCATTGAACGGAAACTTGCCGGGAGGTTCTTCTACTGGCTCACTATTGACGACCGCTTCAAGCTCGTCGGCGCTTCCGAACGCTCGAAACTCTCCCCGCTCAAGACGATCGGGGATTGCTTTCGCCCATCCTAGCTACCACCCGCAGAATGTTTTCCATCTCTGCTTCCTGTCCGGTTCGACTTCAGCCACCTTGGATGAGTGGCTGTCGCGTACCCTCCGGCGGCAAGGATCGCTCTGTATGTCTCCCTTCGACGCTCCACAATCGACGGTGATGCGGAATTGACCGTACACCGCTCCGTGGTCATGCGGGGAACCAAGACACGCGAGGCGGGGGAGACAGCAAGCGTCGGGGGTGGTAGGCTTAGGGCATGAAAAGGGGACTGACACCACGGCAGGCCAAGCTGGCGAAAATGGCTCCGGCAATCGCTTTGGGAACGATCTCAAAGCAGGAAGCCATGCTGAAAGCAGGGTATACGCCGGAGACGGCACACCAACAGTCGAGCGTACTCGGATCGCTTAGGACTAACACCGCTATGCAGGCCGCCTTGCGGAAAGCGGGCTTCACCGAAGAGCTGATAGCTGAGTCGCTCATGGAGGGTGTCAATACTCTCAGGGCGGGCCGCCCGAAGCTCGGATACATTCAGGCGGGGGCAGAGCTTCTCGATGTGGTGCCCTCTCAGAAGCACCAGGTCGAGGTTACGCAGCCGATGACCTACACCGATGTCGAGCAGAAGGCCAAGACTCCGGCTGAAGCCAGGGCCCTCGCGGAAGCCGAATGATCCATTGACACGGCATTTGTGGAGGGGTAGTGTCCCTGCCGTGGTTACTGTGAAAGTGTCATTCCCCGGCGAGAGCTACACCCGCTTCATGGAACGGTCCCGTAAGCTCGGCTACCAGAAACGTGGCGAGCGGTGGAAGCTCCTCGATCTTCTCTTCGCCTACGCTGAGGCGCATTTTGATCTCTTCCGAAAGCGATGATAGCACTCCTTCTCTATTGCATCGGCCTCTCATGTCTGATGTTCTACTGGATGCTTGTATCCAATAAGTTCAAGAAGGAACTGGACAAGGAACTACGTGAGCACTATGGGCCGCCAACTGAGAATACAGTAGCATGCTTTGAATGGGGAACGGATAAGACGTGGACGGTGAAACTACTTCCTTTGCTTCTGAAAGCGAAAGACCGCTTAGTTGTCGAGCTTCCCGATGGCAGGAAGCGAACAATTCTCTTCTCCAAACGCTGATGCTCGCCATCTTCATTCTCGGCTGGTTCAGTGGATTCTTCTTTCTTGCTTCATTTGATTCATTCTTGGGAAAGAGGAGAGCGAAGGGGGCGGAATACGCTTTCTATTCAGTGTTGCTGATTTTCCTTGCCCTTCTTTCCCGCTGATATGGCACCCATTCGATTCAGAGCAAAGGCACGTACTTACACACGCAGCAAGCTAGTTGCGATCTGTGAGCGAGCGGTCACGCCAGAATCGAAGTGGTCAAACCGAGACAGCTATGACGCGCACATGCAACTTGGCGAAGCATGGGCATTACTGAAAGCTGGTTGCGCGTTTCGCGTCCGCACCGCTGAGAATCAACCCAAGGATGATGCCTGTGTCATGGACGACAAGACTATTTGGCTCGACATTTCCGCGAGGGGCTTCATGGCATTCGAGGATGGAGCAGGAGAGCTAGAAGAAAAGCTATTCTATCTTCCGACAACAAGCAGATTACGGAAATGTGCCGGCAGTGACTGGTATTGATCTCCTTCCTCCCCTCTAACATGCCCCGCTGTCTCATGCACCGGCCCGAAGGTGAACTCGCCAACATACGCAAAGGTTTCGATGACGTCAGGGAGATTCGCGGCGAGGAGTTGCCTGACATCATCGACCCTTTCCCAAAAGAGGTTGCGGACGCCATACGCGAAAGTGAACATGCTGTCATCGTGATAGGCGATAAGATGTGGGTGAAGATCCCGAACGGGCTATGGACGGTCATGTTCCTCAAAGGATGATGCTCACCGATGAACAAGCAGTCGGCCACGGCTTCTACGTTGACCTTCAGAAGACTGAGGGCGGTGACTTGCAGATCGTACTCACCGAGAATGGCCAGACTGAGTTCGCCACGATCCAAGAACAGCGGGATCTCTATGGTATCCACGCTGCCCTCTGTGCCTTGCTGGAGGATCACCTGTACAACGGCTGGGAAATGGTGCCGCCCGAAGACCTCGGGGCTCTAACCTCGGCTCCGATCCTCTCTGATGAAATTGGTAGGGATGCTGAGGGCCGAGTCACGGAGGCCGGGCGGGTGTACTGGTACCCCGACTATCAGGTCCGGGATGAAATCGAGGAGCTTCGGGCACACCTCAAGCTCCTCTTCCAAGGCGTCGCCTAATTCCTTCTCCCCCCTCCCATGATTGCTGAGCCGTACATCTGCATCAAAGGCGAAAGAGCCGGACAAATAGAATGGTTCGGATACCTGCACGGTTGCATGAAAGCTCAGGGAATAGAATGGATGAAGGTCAATGTCGATGCTCGCAGGCTTTGCGACGAATGTGGGCTGAGCTGGGCGACATATCACCGAATCCTGCACACGACCGACAACTGCGATTGGGTGTTTTACACCGACTTCGAGAGGGAGAAGCTTAAAAAGGTGTGTGCACATCTGATCATTTCATGGGAAGATCCAGTTGGATACGTTTTAGAGGCTTGGTTAAATGTAACATCGTACATAAAGCGGCGAACTGCGGCTGATGGTATAGACTATCACACGCATTCATCGAAATACACGATCCATTGGGATTATATGGATTACATGCGTGCGAACGAGAGCACAAGAGTATTGAAGCGATCCGAGTTCCTCAAGGCTGTCTGTGAGGAGCAAGGCGTTGAGTGGTTGCCGAGTTCATGTGATGCTCCAAAAGGCAGTGTGTGCCTGACTTGTGCGGCGCATCGAGCCGAGGAGGAGAGGGTGGATGATCTTCTGAAGGAAGCCGCTAGGAAACACGGCGTTCCACGATCCTACTTTGGAGAGCCCCCGTCCCACGACGTATTTCCAGTTTACAACCAAGTGGAACCGCACACACTTGAAGACGATCTTGGCACGTCCCATGACGTAGTGAAGGAACTGTGCAAGAAGGGAACGCTCTATGTCGGGCAGGACGAGGAGCATTTGAAGGAAGTCGGGCCAATCAGGAACATTCATATCGAAGTCTGTCCGAAGATGCCCGATGACGAAGCGGTGTTCTATGACAAGGAAACGGGTGATGCGGTGAGGCTGAAGAATATCGGACGCGACTACTACACGAAGGAGGAAGTGGATGAGCGGGTGCGAGGGGTCGTTGATCTTTTGTCGGTGCCGGGTACTCCAGGTGATCTCGCAGGTTGGTACGATGATCTAAAATCCTACCGTTCCCGTTTCCTCTCCTAACCCCACTCTCCCATGGAATCCTCTGGCAATCCTCTCGTTGGCTTTCTCTTCATCTTCCTCATCTGGATCTTGCCGCTGATCCTCTCCTATGCGATCTGCAAGGAGAAGAATAGGAGCGTCGTGAAGGGGCTGTTCGTGACGGCTGCCCTGAGTATCTTCGGGCTTGGATGGTTCGCGGCGATAGGGTTCTGGCTGGGGCTGAAGAAAAGATCGAAGGAGACTGGTATGCTCATTGCGTGATTCACCCAGACGACGCCAAGCGTATCTACAACTGGCAGTGGAGGCTCCAGCACCTCTACAAGATCAGGACGAAGGAATCGAAGAAGATCGCCTTTGCCTTCAATCCGATTCAGGCGAGGATCGCCAAGTACCTGCCCCACTGGCATCGTTTCCTGATCCTCAAAGCCCGGCAAATGGGCGTGTCCACGCTCTTTCTCCTGTGGCATCTCGACGCCACGATGTTCACGCCGAACACGACCACGGCAATCATCGCCCACCGCCGTGATTCCCTGAAGTACCTGTTCCGTATTATCAAAATGGCCTACAGGGAGTGCCCCGATGCGATTCAGAAGGCCGATGGAACGGTGTGGAAGAAACCGACGGCCAGCTACGACAACGCCAACGAGATATACTTCAAGGAAATCGACTCGACGATCTACGTTGCCCTCGAAGTCCGCTCCGATACCGTCCACCGCTGCCACGTTTCCGAAGCCCACTTCATCGAAAACGCTGAGGATGTGCTGGCGGCGACCCTGAGTGCCGTTGTCCCCGGCGGCGTGGTTTCGATGGAGACAACAGCCAACGGCATGGGAGGGACGTTCTACGACCTCTGGCAAGCCTCCGTAGACGGGCAGAACGAGTACATCCCCCTGTTCTTCGGCTTCCACGAACACCCTGACTACAGGCTCGCTGTAGACGATCCTGTGGCATTCAAGAAGACGCTGGACGAGAAGGAGAGTACCTACCTCGCAATCGGCGTGTCCTTGGAAGCTCTGGCGTGGCGAAGGGCGAAACTGAAGGAGCCGGGGATGCGGGCGTACTTCAAGCAGGAGTTCCCTGCCACGGCTGAAGAGGCGTTCCTATCCACGGGCAAGTCCCCCTTCGACAGGGAGAAGGTCGAGGACTGGATCATCCGCGAGCCGGTCGAGAGCAAGATGGAGGGGCGGCTCCTGTACTGGATCAAACCCCAGAAAGACCACCGCTACATCATCGGCGTGGACTGTGCTTCCGGGCGGGGGGAGGAGCGATTGCAGGAGACGGAAGATGGTGTGGAGAGCGGGACAGACTATTCCGTGATTCAGGTGTGGGATTGCCAGACCCTTGAGCTGGTAAGCATGTTCCGGGCGAAGTGGCCCTACGTGCGGCTGCATGAAATCGTGCTGCTGCTGGGCCGAGAGTACAACGACGCCTACATCGCCATAGAAGCGACCGACCACGGGCTCACTGTGTTGACCAAGCTGACGGAGACGAACTACCCCCACGAATTGATCCACACCACGGAACAACTGGATCTCAAGTCAAAGAAGACCGTCCAGAAATGGGGGTGGTACACGAACCTCAAGACGAAACCGCTTATCATCGACCACCTGGCGGGGCTGATCGACGACGAGCTGATCCGTTGTTATTCCCGCAAGGCACAGAGCGAGTTCCTGCGGTACACGATCAACGACAAAGGGCAGTATGAAGCGATGGAGGGATACCACGATGATACGGTCATGGCCGCGGCTATAGGGCTGTACCTGATCCCGAATGCCCTCAAGTCCGGGAGGATGACGGCAACAAAGGCAGACCTCGGTTTGGAAATGCGCTAGACTGTACCCATGCCGTTCTCGACAAAGTTCCCGAGCACTGAAGACTTGAACCGTGTCGCCGATGAAGATCAGTGTTACAAGCTGGGCAACTGCGACGTGTTTGACCATGACGGGAAAACGGATCGTGGGGCGTTCCGCCTGAAGGAGTTCTTTGCGAACGACAAGAAGAAGAGTCAGATCCTTGCCATCGCCTTGAACATCGCCCCGCTGATTACGGACGCGGGCACGGACTTCCTCTTCGGGGAACCGGTGCGGATTGAGGCGGATGACAGCGTAGAGGAGAAGGATGATGGCGAAGGCGTGAAGGATGGAAAAGAGAGCAATCCACAAAAGAAGATCGACGCCTTCAAGGAACGCAACTCGTTCCTGACAAAGCTCGAAGAGTCTTCCACACTCTTGCAACGAATAGGGCATACCCACTTCAAGCTCTACGCCAACGAACAGCGGGAAGCCTTTGTCGAGGAAGTCCCGTACAACTACTGGTATCCGAACTGGGACGGGGCTCCGCTGGGGCAGGATACGAAGAACCCCCGCATCGCGGTGAGGCTGGCAAAGACGGACGAAAAGGGCGTGGAGACGAAGTACATCTACATCGAAGACTACATCCTCGAAAACAAGAAGGCGTTCATCGAATATTCTCTGTGGGAGGATTCCGCCGGGCAACTCGGGAACCAAGTGGGTCTTGAAACTCTGGGACTCATGCCCACGGGGACGGTGGAAATGGTTGGGGGTGAGAAGCTTCTGACCGCCCGGCAGGACACTCTACTGGACGAGCTGCCTATCGTTTCCATCCACTTGAGGAAGACCGTGAAGGAACGCTACGGAGAGTCCATTTTTAAGCGGATTCTCCCGCTCCTCGAAGAGTTGAACGACCGGATCACGCAAGTCTCGCTGCAATTCCTCAAGCACTTCGATCCGCTTCTGCAACTGCCGGAGAACGCCATTGTTCGTGACCCGAAGACGGGGAGAGTCCAGCGGGTCAACCTCGAAGTGATCCTCGCAAAGCAGGGCGATGCAGAAGCGAAGTACGTGACGAACTCCAACCCGATGATCGAAGAGGCGTTCACGCACATAGACAAGATCATCCGGCTCTGTGCAAAGCTCACCCAGACTCCAGACTCTTTCCTGACGGAAGATGAGAAGGGCGGCGTGGAGAAAGCCGAAGCTCTCAAGACCCGCCTGATGTTGTTCCTCAAGAGGATCAAGCTCTACCAGCGGAAGTATGACGAAGCGATCAAAGCCATCATACGGATCGCCCTGAAGATCGAAGGGGTGAAGGATGCGCCTCTCGTTATCACCTTCGACGCCGGGCTGCCGAAGGATTGGGAGTATGACGGGAATGTGTGGGGGAACGCCTTGGGCAATGGGCTGGCCTCTCAGGAAACCGCTGTCTCGATGTTCCAAGGGATAGAAGGGGAGGAGCTGGACGCGGAAATAGAGCGGATCAAAGAAGACGAGAAGGCGGCTCCGCAGTTTGACCTTTCGGGCGGACAAGATCAGATTCCTCCTGACGTTTTCCCTCCTAAGAAGTGAGCAACTGGCACACCGTTGACACCGCCGGGCAGCTCGATGAAGAGCGGGTGAAGCGGGCGATTGATACCCTGCTGAGTTATCGAATGGGCGAAGTCCTCCTGATGTTCGGCATGGTCTGGATCACCTTCCTCCTGATGACGTTCACTCTGCTTGCTACGGTGCGTGCGGCGATGACGTTCCCGCTCTTCTGATGACCGTCGAACAACAACTGAAAAAGGACGGCGTGAGCAACGACGACATCCTGCGTATGTTCAAAGAGGCACAGCGGGAATTGATTGCCGTGATTGAGAAGATGGGCAAGGGAAGTTCCTTTGCGACCTTCCGTAGAAAGCACCTGCTCGTGATTGACCGTATCGTGGCGGCAATGGACAGGGAAGCGAAGCAGTGGGCGAAGGAAGCCCTGCCGCCGATCATGGACGCTGGGGCAGAGGAAACGTATGAGAAGATGAAGAAGATAAAGGAAAAGGAGTTCGGCGTGTCCTTTTCCGGTGTCTCGCGGGAAATGGTCAACGTCTTCCTTGAACAAGCATGGGGAGACTTCGGGACAACGATGATCGGGCTGAAGAAGTCAGCGAAGAATGCCGCCTTGGACAAGCGAAAGATTCAAGAGAGGATCTTCAAGGGATTCGTACAGGGGACTTCCGCAACACGGACTCAGCAGGAAATCATGAACGATCTCCGCAAGGAAGGGTTCACGGTGCTCAAGGGGCGAAACGGTTTCGGGAGAAAATGGAGCCTTGAGAGCTACACGAACATGCTGGTTCGCACGCAAAATGTAACAGCTTACAGCCTCGGGGCGAAGGCACAATCACTTGGCGCTGGACGCAGATATATGATAATCCCAACGCTGCGGGATATTGACGGTGAGGATATTTGCAACGAGTGGGAGAGGAGAAAGTACGTCGATCTGATGAACGATCCACTTCCGCCGTATCATCCGAATTGTGGGCACACTCCGCAGCCTGTGAGTTTTGAGCAACTGCAAAAGGAAAGACCAGACCTCTATGAGAGTGCCATTCGATACTGGCGGGACACGTTTGCAGAATGATTTGCGCCTCTTGCGTGGTGGGTGTAGCATAGCGGTGATCGAATGAGACGGCCCTCGGGCCGGGCTCTTTTTTGTATCCGACCTCCCGACAGTCGCTAAACGTCGGCCCGCTCCCACGGTCGAGCGCAACGACCGTCCCGGCGCAATCCGTATAACTACCCACCACTACTATGGCACACGCCATCTCTGCTCTTTCAAACGATTCAGGTATTCTCTTCTCGCAATACCGTGGCCCACGGCTGTACAACATGGCTGGTGGCGATCCTCCGGCTGATCCGCCCAAAGATCCTCCGAAGGACCCGCCCAAAGATCCTGCAAAAGATCCTCCGAAGCCTGAAGACACCGAAGGCCGGATCAGCGAACTCGTGAAGAAGACCAAGGACTTGGAAGACAAGCTCAAGGCCAAAGAGGAAGCTGACAAGAAACGCGAAGAAGAAGAGGCCAAGGGCAAGGGCAAGCACAAGGAACTCGCGGAGAAAATGGAGAAGGAACGCGACGAGTCGCTTGCCAAGGCCACCTCCTATGAAGAGAAAGTCAAAGCCTACGAAGAGATTGCCAAGGCGCAGGTTGACGCGGCTCTGAAGTCCATCACGGACGAAGAGAAGCGGAAATCTGCGAAGGCTCTCCTCGAAGGACTCGACTCTATCGAGCAGATACGCAAGCTGCCCGAAGTCCTGAAACTCTTGGGTCAACCTGCTGGCGGGTTCGGCGGAAACACTCCGAAAGGAAAGGAGAACGCGAACACGTCCGACGAACAGAAGCGAGCGCGGTTCGATGAAATGACGAACCGCCAAATGAAAGGCGAGAAGCTCACGCCGCAGGAGGAGAGAGAGTACATGAAGCTCAGCATGGAGCTGAGCGCCTTCATCCCTAAGTCGTAAAACTTTCCATTTTTTTCTCCCCACCGTTATGGCCTTCGATCTCGGTATGCACTGGAGTCTGGATGACACGAATACGCTTATAGATCCGCTCATCATCGGAATGGCCCTCAAGATCCCCGTGGGGAAAAACGAGGGTACGTTCTATAACATGATCCCCGCTCATCCGTCAGCGGTCGATAACTTTGAGTTCGACATCTTCGACCGTTCGGTGAACTCCAAGACGGGTGTTGTTGGAGACGGTGTCGGGACCGGATGGGCCGATGGGACGACCACGACAGACCTTCCGATGGCGTCTGCCGCTATCGGAGTCCTCACGATTGGCGACATTATGGAGGTGGAGAGCGAGCAGGTAATCGTGAGCGACGTTGACCGCTCTGCGTACACGATTGACGTTGTGGCCCGTGGGCATGGTTCCACTTCTGGAGCTGCCCATGTGGACACGACCGCCTTCACCGTGATCGGTTCGGCTATCAACCCGACCGACCTCAAGAACGTGGAATCGTTCGCTGAGAACACGGGCAAGTGGACGAACTACTGCCAGAGATTCGTCGCTACGATTGACCAAGAGTTCGACGATCAGCTTCAGGCACGCAAGACATTCGAGCAGAAGCCTCAGCTCATCATGGAAGCCATGAACCGGATCGCCAAGGGACTTTACAGCACGTCCATTAAGGGCGTGAAGTCCGCAAAGACGAAGACCAGTCCCTACACCACGGCTGGAGTGCTGGAGCAGCTTACGAACTCTACGGGACGGAAGCGGACGGCGCTGACGTATGATGCAACGAGCGTCACCTCTCCGATCACCGTTGTGCAAGAGTCGCTGAAGACCTGCTGGGCGGCCGGTGGAAACCCGACGCACATTCTGTTGGCTCCTGCGAACCTCAGAAAGTTCAACCCGCTCATGGAGCAGTTCAAGAACGGCGTAGCTCAGAAGTCGGGAGTGGTCGGAACGGATAACGCGACCTCGTTCTTCTACGAAGGTTCCGAGCTGACGTTCATCTCCGATAAGGACATGCCGACAACGAGTATCGCCATCGTCACTCTCCCGCAAATCACGAAGGGCTGGAGGGCAGGTGACGTGCTCCGTGGCCCGGTTGAGGAGCCGCGTGACTCCACGCTGGAGCTTCGCTACTCCATGTACGGGAGCTGGTTCCTGCAAGTGCTGGGGGTTGGTGTGGATCACATCGTCGCCACGACTGTGAGTCTGTGAACATAGGTTCGTATTTCTCTTCCATCTGAAACTATGGATGTCACCACTGTCACATCTCCGGGGGGTACTGCGACCATGCAGAGCGCGACCATCTCGCGGAAGGTCTACATCGGCCTTGCGGCGACCGCTCTCGGAGCCATTCTTCTCTACGGGACGTTTCAAGGTAGGGAGGCATCCCTGTACGCTGAGGTGGATCTTGACCCTGTTACAAGGTCTGGAGCCCAGATCGGAGAATGGGCGTGGCCTCGCTCGGATTCAGGCGTGATTCTCGCTGATGATCTCTCCTATGCCTTCTTCGATTCTGTTCCCGCTCCCGCTTCAAGATTGATTATCGGCGTCGGTGCGACCGGTAGCACTGGGGCGACGATTGCAACGAAAGTTGCAGAGTTGACGCCGGTTGCAGATACCTGGCAGACCCTTCGCGGGTCCGGGAGCGTGAAGCTGCCGAACAGGATTATTGTTGGGCCGGGGAAGTACCTGACGTTCTCTTGGTACAACGGATCGGGGGCAACCGTGAGCGGTGATGCCTCCGGTATCGCGCGTATTAAAGTGGAACCCTGTGGCACGAAGACGTTCACCTGTGACTAATCTCTTTTCTCCTCTTCACTATGGTCGCACAACCCGGAGGCTGGCTGGATGTCAGGAACATGAGCGTTGCCAAGAAAGTGTACATCGGTACTGCCGGTGCGGGCGTGGCAGCACTCATCGTGTATGGAGCCATTACGGGGCGTGGTGACTTTAATGCTCACGGGGATGTCACCGGATACAACATCACGGCAACGGGAAGTATGAAGACGGAAGATAGTCTGTCCGCGAGCGGTGTGCTGTCAGTAGATGGCCTCGCCTATTTGAATGGAGGAGCTACCGTTACCGGGAATCTGAATACGACGGGGAACACCGCCGCTTCGGGGACGCTCTCGATTGATGGTAACGTGTACCTCAATGATCTGGTCACGGAATCCGGGTCGCTGGTGAACAACAACTTGACCGTAAAGAAGGTCATGTCCGGTACATCGCTGGTCATTGGGACCTCTGCCACCTTCAATGGATTGGCTTACTCGATGCCTGCTACGGACAGCGCAGGAACCGTTCTTACGAACGATGGGGCAGGAAATCTGACATGGGATAGCTTGACTACGCTTTCCCTTGCACAATCCGACGCGCGCTATGTCAATGTCGCCGGCGACACGATGACGGGCGGGCTCGTCCTGCAAGAAGGGACACTGACGGGTTCGGGCGTTCTTTCGACGGGGGCATTGTCTGCAAGCGGAACGCTTTCGATTGATGGAGACGCCTATCTGAATGATCTTCTCACGGCTTCTGGTGCGACCGTCACGAATAACCTTAGAGTAGGCGGGGCGATGTCTGGAGCGTCATTGCGTCTCAATGGGTTCGGATCGGGTACCATCCTCTGTGGGAAGACGGACGGAAGTATCGGAAAGTGTAGCGCAGCCGTCTACGGTGCTGGAGTGTGCATTTGTGAATAAGTCATTTTCTTCCTTCCTCTCATCATGGCTCTCACTGAAAACTATCCAGTCGGACTCATCGGCACCTACCAGCTCATTGCTGTTCCATTCTCGTTTGAAACGAACGAGGTGGGGACGTATAAGCTCCCGACACTCCCCTACCGCTGCCGCCTGATCTCCGTGGAAACGGTGCTCTACAAGGCCGCCGCAGCGGGTGAAGCTGGTACCGTGGTCATTAAGAAATCCTCCACGACCTACGCAACAGTGACGATTGCATTGTCGTCTTCCATCGGGGACGAGGATTCTGCGCCCACCGTCACAGATACCGCCTTTGAGACGGACGAGCAAATCTCCATCACGACCGCCAAGTCCACCGCCGGTGGCAAAGGCATTCTCTTCCTGACCGTCGAAGTTCTTCCCACCCACGCATCATGAGACGTTTCGTTATCAAAGCAGGGTTCCTCCTGCAAAGCCACAAGCCTACTGCCCGATCCATGATGATCGGGGAATACTACGTAACTGAAGATGAAGCGGAGATTGCGGAGTTGCTTCAGTTCGCTTCCCGTGGCTCGTGCGAAGAGAAGGTATCCCTACCGCCTCCTGATAAGGCTCCCGTTGCGGCTCCTGAGGTTGTGAAGGAAGAGCCGAAGCCCGAAGAGGACCTTGCCGTGGTACCCGGAATCGGCAAGAGGCTCCTTGGTAAGCTGACGGAGGCGGGGATCACGACGCAGACGCAGCTCAAGGAAGGGCTGAAGAAGGAGGAAGTGAAGGCCCTTTTGGGAACGCACCTTGAGAAGATCATTGCTTACTTCGACTCTCTATAATGGCTGCCGCCGACTTTGCCACGACCGTCTATGATTATGTGATTACCGTGACGGATGCCGACACGGAATACTCACAAGCGTTGCCGGAGAACATCGTGGCTCTGGAGATTATGTGCAGGGACGGGACAGCGATCAGGCATTCCTTCACCACCGGAGGAGTCGCTGCCGGTGCTGCGGCTGGAGATTACAAAACGCTCTTGGCGAACGGCACCTACTACAAGGATCATCTGTACTTGAATGAACCGACGCTCTACGTCGCGTGTGACTCAAGCACGAAGTACGTGGAGGTGCGGTGTTGGACGGTGTAGACTGTTTCCATGACGGTTCCCGATGTCAGCTACATCACGGGGGAAGAGGTGACAGCCAACACATTGCTGACGGGATTGGCGGCTCTTAGCGAACCGAACAGAGAGATACTAATTGCGATTGCGGAGGATCAGATTGATTCCTATGTCGGGCCTCAACCTCACCACTACGCGGATACGAACATCGACCGGGTGTTTCCTCGGAGCGAAGACTTCTACCGGGTAGGGACGGGGGACGGGATTGAGGAGTACCCCGATACCCCGGAGATTCCCTACCAGGTGAGCCGGGCGTGTCTGAGACAAGTCGAGTACCTGTATACGAACTACTGGGATAACCGGACTTCCTCACTCTTGCCGATAAAGCGGGAGCTTTCTTCGGTCAGCATCGGCGGGGACGGGAGCTACAGTGCAACGCGGGCACGGGGCGGGACGCAGGACGGGGAAGAAGAGTTGTGCGAGGCAGCACGGAAGCTCCTCAAGGGTTTCGTCTCCCGAACATGCGGGATCGACGTAACTGACCCTGACCTTTGCACTTCTCCAACATGATCGAAGACTTATTGATCGACACCTGCACGATTCAGAAGCGAACGGTGGATTCGACGGGCAAGACGAGCAAGGAAACATGGTCAACAGGGACTTCCTCAAAGTGCCGGGTGATGAGACGAGCAAGCAATAGGAACCTTGAGAAGACGCAACATGCGACTTCTCTCTCCACCGTTTTCGCCCTGCCGAAGGGGACGGACATTGCGATTCGGGACCGGATTTCCCACGAAAGCAGGATCTACGAGGTGATAGAGGTGGTGAAGCCGATGGACAGTGCCGAAATCCACCACATAGTTGCGATTACAGAGGCGATAGCAGGCGGGGTGTAGTCGGAGAGCCTGAAAGGAAGAACGCGCGTCCTACGCGAAGTTTGCTACAATGGGGATGTGGCTAAGTTTCGATTTACACCACAGAGCGTAGGGAACGTCCAGAGAAAACTGAAAGCCGCGACCGAACTTCTCCAGCGGAAGGCCGTGTACGCCCTCGCAACATGGGCCGACGACACCGTGGGGGAAATCAAAGCTGAGTTGTTACGGGTCAAAGCCTTCGATACCGGAATGCTCATGGGGAGCGTGACCCGCTCCGCTCCGTTCATCGTCGGCAACTCGAAGGTGCGGGTGGTCGTCTTCACTCCTCTTGAGTATGCGGTGATCGTGGAGTTCGGGCGAAGACCGGGGGGGAAAGCTCCGCCTTTGTCCGCGATCTGCGGCTGGGCCCGGAGGAAAGGGCTGGTGCGTTCCCTTCCCGTAAACCTTTCTTTCGATGGACCTCTGAAGAAGAAATTGTTTTCCGCCTACGCGATACGGAAGAACGCCCGGAAGAAGACGGGTGGAGGGAAGAAGGCAAAGCAGAAGCCCCTCGATCCTCAAGTAAGGGACTTCCTCATCCTCTTGGCGATTCAGGATGCAATCAGAAAGAAGGGGACGAAGGGAAGGTATCCGATGACGAATGCTTTCAAGCGACGGGCAAAGACCTTCTCAGCGGACATAGCGAAGTTCATGAAGGCGCTGTGATATACTCTCGGCGTGACGCTGAAAGACTGTCTCTGGCGCGAGCTTCGCTACGGTTCCGTCCTCGGCGGGAATGTCGCTGCAAGCCATATCAAAATGGACGTGCGTCTGGAGCCTGACTCTGCCCAACCCGAAAGCGACTATCCTTGGCTGATCTTCTCGGTGGTGGGTGAGGAATATGATGAAGCGATCGGACTTGCCAAAGCAACGGTTGAGTTCATGCTGATCGGCAAGATGTCGGGGGCGACGAAGAACGATGACTTGCTGGAGACGATCAAAGACCTGCTGATCGCTGAGTTCGGCGGGCACTGCAAGACGTGGGGCAAGTACACGTCTGCCGGAGTTGCGGACCCGACAGGGGGACTCAAGATGCGTGGGGCATTCTTGGAGGGTGCGGAGGCATTCGATGAGGCTCTGGATGAAAAGGTTCACACGCTGACGTTCCGATTTGCCTACCTGCGCTAGGAGGAGTATTCTGTCGGTGATCGACCCAGAGCGCCCACGGGCGCGGGTCTTTTTGTATGGCAAAGCGCTCCCGAGCACAGGCCGTAGAGACTCCCATCGTGGAGAGCCCGCCTTCTGGGACAGTGAAGCTGCGTCTCAAGCAGAACGATTTTGTGCATGGGGAGTTCGCCAAGGCGGGGACGGTGTTTGAGTTCTCGGAGGCGGAGGCCAAGGATCGAATCACAAAGGAAGCCAAGTGGACATTCGTCTAGTATTTCTTTCTCTTCTCTCTTATGGGTGCTCTCGATTCAAGTTCGCTCCTGATGGAGTATGGCAACGTCTGGGTAGGTTCTGAGGCAGGCGATGTCGTTGATCTCGGCGCTGTCCGCAACGTGAAGTTCACGGCGGTGCAGAACCGTACCAAGGTGGACTCGGACAACCGTGGAACGATTGTCAACAAAGTCCGTCTCTCAGGCGTAATCGAGTTCGACTGGCTGGAGCCCGGAGACTTGACCAAGTTAGACGTGATGTTCGCGGGGATGGTAACGAAGACAGCTACTGCCGGGGATCTGGTGAACAACTACGTCCAGACGGTCAATTCCGGGAGCTGGTCATTGAACGAGTTCATTGCATTCACCTATCAGGATGCGGACGCAACAGCTCCGAACATCGACTCGGTGACGGGTGGCACGGACAGCACTCTCACGGTGAACGTGGACTACATCGTGGTGCAGCATGACGACGGACGGTGGGGAATCATCATCTTGGATTCCGCGACCGTGACGACGGAGAGCCAGAACGTCGTCATCCAGTTTGACTACACTCCGGCGACGAATCTGATCCTGACGGGTGGAACGAACCAGACGGCAACGAACAGATATGTCAAGATCATCGGGCCTTCGGAGGATGCTGCGGGAACGACACGGGAAATCGTGCTTGCCGAAGCGGTGGTCACTTCCGATATGCTCATTCCGTTCGTGAATGTGGAGGATGCCAATGACGTGGGAGTCATGCCGGTGAGGATCGAATCGAACAAGGCGACGACGTGGACCTTTACAGACGAAATAAACCCCTCGTAGTTGCACGCGACTACCATCATCGCTAGAGTGAAGCGGGGTAACAAGTAGACGAGATAAGAGGGCATTGCGCCCTCTTTTCTTTGCGCTATGCTTCCGGCATGAAGGAAGCAAAAGGCGAGACGCCGAATCAAATCATCATGGACGCCGGGGACTTTGTTCCTGAAGAATACACGATCCGCTTCTCTGTTGGTGGTAGGGAGTACGAGGTGGCCTACGGGGAGGCGAAGGTGGATGAAGTCCTGCCGATGCTGATTGAGGCAACGCAGGCGGAAACGCTCGAAGAGCAAATGCAGAAACGGCGGGCGGCTGTAGAATCCTTCTTCTCAAGGCACCTGACGAAGGGCGATCCTGAGCAGCTTTACAAGGATTTAGATTCCGTCCCCTACTCCAGCTCCCGCGAGAGTTTGGACATACTTGGTCTGTATCTGCAAATCCAGCAACGGCATAAAAAAAAAGACCTTGGGGAGAAGAAGTAGAGAAGAAGATCAAAGAATCGGGGGTCATGTGGATCTCCCGGCAGTTCGCTTTCCTGATGCGTGCGAGCAAAGGGGGGCTCACTCACGGGGAATTGATGGGCATGACTTGGCGGCAGTTCGGGGTCTACCTTGACGCCTTTACGTGGATTCTCCGCGAGGAAGGGGATGACGAAGCAAAGGAGAAAAACAAGGAGGCTGACCTCATTGCCATGAAGGGGGACGAAGCCGTCAAAGAACAGAAGAAGACGGAGCTGGAGGACATCCAAGAGAAGATGAAGGTGCATAAGCAGCGGGCTCTCCACGGAAGGAAAACAAAGGAGCGAAAGCTGGTACAATAGGGCTGTTGGCAAAGGACGCTCAGAACATCGGCAAACTTCAAGGTGAGGCCGATATTGATTTTGGCAGACTTGAATCCAGCGTAAACAAGTTGGAAGGGATACTCAAGAAGCTCGATCCATCCATGAAGAAGGTGGAGAAGGGCTTGGGAGGGGTGGAGTCATCCGCACAACGGGCTTCTATAGCTTCTCAGGCTCTCGCCGCCGGGCTCGGGTATCTGGGGGCCAGCTCGATCAATCAGGTCATCTGGAAGATCATGGACTTAGGAAGGCAGTCGCTTCAACTGGCGATGAACCTTCAGGCCGTGGAGAACAGAGCACGGGCGGTCTTCGGGGATGCGTTCCCGCAAATGGTGAAGTCGGCGCAGCAACTCGGGGATCAGTTCAAGCGATCCGCGTCGGACATTCTGGAGTTTGAGACAGGCTTCGCTCTTCTCATGGACTCAGTGGGGGCGTCTCCGGGGATGATTCAGAGGTCGAGCAAGGAGCTTGCCGGGCTGGCCCTCACCATCGGGAAGGCGTTCCCCGCAATGGATGAGTTCGACATCTACCAGAAACTTGAGTCGGGGATCATGGGAAACAACAAGGCGCTCAAGGCGCTGAGTATCACGGTCAACGATAACCTGCTTCAGAGCTACCTGAAGGGAGAGGGGATCACGAAAAAGCTCAAAGATATGGACTCGGAAGAGAGGATGATGGTGCGGATCAACTACCTCCTGACGCAGACGAAGACGCTTCAGGATGCGGCTGCGAAAAGCACGGGGCAAATGGCGGATCAGGTGGCGACGGCGAAAGCGGTATGGAAAGACTTCCTCGAAGGTGGGGGAACGGCTGTGCTCAATTTCTTCTCCATCCTGACGAACAACATCAACGCGGCGCTCAATCCGCTTAGGGAGTTCGTCTACTGGATCGGGAAATACTCGGGAGCGTCCAAGGGACTGGCAACCCCCGGAACAACGCTTAACCCGGACGGGACGGTGAACTATAACGGGCCGAGGATGAAGGGGGCAAAGAATGTCGGATCAGCCACGGAAACAGGAGGCGGGGAATCGCTGGCCGACTACATCTCAGGGCATGTCAGCCAAGGGATGGGCGGGGCAGGCGGGGAGACTCTGACCGATAAGCTGGCGAAAGCGGAGAAGGATCTGCTCGACGCCCTCAAGGAAGAAGCGGACGCGAATCTGGCGAACCTGAAGATCCGCAAGGAAGACCTCGATCTGCGGAAGAAGCTGGGGATTCTGACGAAGGATGAAGCCTACGAGCTCGGCAGAATAAACTCCCGTCTGGCGATGATGCCGGACAAGATCAGCGAAGCGACGGACGCATGGGAGAAGCAATCGGAGAAGGTGAAGGATCTGCGGAAAGAAATAGGGGATCTTGAGCGGGACATCCTGAAGCAAAGCGAGGAACTTGAGAAGGACTTGGACAAGATCGACGAGAATACGAAGAAGAAGAAAGCGGAGGCGGTGGCCGATCTCCTGAAGGAGCGGGACGAGCTGGAGAAGCGGGTGGTTTACGGAGAGGGGTTGTCGCCCGAGCAGATCGACCGGAGAAGGCAGATCAATGAGATTCTGCAACGGATCAAAGGGGAGGGATACTACAAGGAAGGCGAACAAATGGCGGCGGCGCAGATTTCCGGGGATGCGTTCGGGACGATTGACGCGGAAGCGACAGCGGAGAAGAAGGAAATAGCAAAGGAGGCAAACGAGAAGCTGGCCGAAACACAGGCTGAATTATTCGACAAGCAGAAGCAACTCAATTCGGCGGTGGCGACGGAGGGGCAACTACGAAGCGATCTCGTGGCAGCGATGGACGCCTACAAGGCAACCATTGAAACAAACTACCCCCTCATCGAAAAGGCGACTCAGGATCACGTCGCTGCCGAAATCGCACAGTATCAGAAGCTCCAAGCCCAGCTCAACGCGGTGGCGAACGCCTACGCGCGGGCGAGCAGGTCCGGGGGCGGTGCGGCTGTGGCGGCGGTACAGAAGGCTTCGGGTGGGATGATCGTGGGGCCGGGCGGCCCGACAGACGATCGTGTGCCAGCCCTGCTCTCGAATGGGGAGTACGTCCACAAGACCGCGGCGGTGCAGTATTACGGCAAGTCCTTCATGGACGCGATCAATAGTTTGCGACTCCCGAGGTTCGCCCAAGGCGGCCCTGTGAGTTACGATCAACGGAAGAACCAGACCATGCACTTTAACTACTACGGCGAAGCCGCCAGAGTAGCTGCCGATCCTTCCATGATCCGATGGAACGCAAGGAGGGCAATATAGGGTAGAATGTGCATGTGCCCGCCAATGAACTGGAAGTGACCATCGGCAGTCTCCTTCTCAATCAGAATCTCACGACGACGAGCTTCTACGTCCTGAAGAACACGCCTGAAATCCTCTCCACGCTCTCTACTCGAAAGACGGATTCCGCAAAGCAGGCCGATCACGGGACGGAAGACAGCCTCTCATACTACGGGGCTCGCATTCTCCCTTTCGAGGGCGAAATGTGGTCTACGTCGCAATCTGCGAGGGTGACGATGGAGAAAGCCCTTAAGGAGGAGCTGGCCCTGCCCGTAGCTCAGGCGTATGACGACGCGGACGGGTATCTCCTCGTGCTGATTACGGACGAGGACGGGCTTTCAAAGCAGCTCTACGCCAAGGTTCTTGAGCCTCCGAAGATCGAACTGATGGATACGGCATTGGTAGAGGCCCGGAAGTTCTCGTTCGTTCTCTACGCGAAAGACCCCGCCCTGTACTCGCAAACCCTCACGACGGTGACGGGCCCGGAGTCCTATACCTTCACGACGATGACCCTTCAGGATGATGCTTTGCCGGAGCTGAAGGACGGGGCATTGCCGGAGCTTCAGGACGATACGGGTGCCGAAATGACGGGAACGAACAGCGGGAACTGGGGGACGGCCCCCGTGATTACTCTGACCGGCCCGCTGGAGAATCCCGTTGTCGGCAATTCGACGACAGGGAAATCAATGGACTTCAGCGGCGGGGCGGGTGTTTCTCTTGCGGCAGGGGATACGTTGGAAATCGACGTTGCGGCAAAGACAGCGACCAAGACAAGCGGAGTGACGGAAACGGACGTGACGGGGAACCTTACGACCACCTCTGAATGGATCTTCATTGAGCCGGGGGCGAACATCCTGACGATCTTCGACGAAACGCCGGATGACCTGACGGGGCAAATGTCCGTGAGCTTCCGCAGTACGTGGATCTGATATGTATCGCATAGCTTTGTACACCACGACGGGCGATTCATCGACAACGACCGTCCTCTCCACGGGGGATATGACCGTGAAGGGCTGGAGCAAGCGGGTCAATGCTCCGGGGAAGATGACCTTCTCCATGCACAAGGCCAACCTCAAGGCCACGGCGACGAACCTCCGGCAGTACAGGCGGGCACGGCTCTACCGCAGGAAACGGGACAATACGAATACCTACGAAGCAGTGTGGTACGGGTACATCGAAGGCACGAAACAGATAGGGGATGAAATCGAAGTCGTCTGTGTCGGGATGCTCCAGCTCTTTGCGAAGCGTGAAACGGGTGTAAGGGAGCAATTCAACGGGCAGGGGTCAACGGAGGCTTTCGGGCTCCTCACGGCTACGAACGCGACGGACGGGGCGACGGGTATCACGACAGGCACGGGCGGGGTGACTTCCACAAGGGATTTGACGCTGGATCAAAGGGAAATCTCGAAGGCGTGGGAGGAGCTTGCGAAAGCCCACGATGCGGAGTTTGAGATTGACGATGCCGGGGCTTTCAACTTCGTGTCGGCCCTCGGGACGGATAAGAGCGCGACGATCACCTTGAGCTTCCGGCAGGACGGCCAGCCGGGATCAAACGTGAATGAGCTGGATCTGGGGGAAGACGGACAGGACATGGCGAACCGGCTCATCGGCATATCCTCGGCTTTGGGAGGGCTGACGAGCACGAAAGAGGACGCTGCCAGCCAGACCCTCTACGGAGTCCTCATCGCCCGGAAGGTGTTCAACGAGGCGAACGATCAGACAACACTCGACGCCATGACGCAAGCCGAAGTTTCGCAACGGGCCAATCCGATCACGGACTTGCGAATGGAACCGACGCTTGCGACCAAGAAGTTCAACGCGGTCACGGGGACCCGCGTGGTAAGCGGTCTTCAGTATGGGGACGTGGTGGTGGGAGACACGGTGACGGTGAATATCGTGACGCCGAACCGGACAATTTCCGGGGCGAAGCGCATAGCCGAAATCACTGTGGACGTGGACGAGAACGGGCAGGAGCGGATGCGGTTTACGATTGCGGAGTCCGGGGTCTACGTCACCGCCTCCTATCTGGACTCGAAGGAAATTAAGGATCTGAAGCGGACGGTGAAGGAGTTGGAGCACGACCTCACGCATCCTCCCGCAATGTCGGTTGGCGGCGATATTTCAGGAGTGAAGACGACGAACTTCTACGCATGGGCGAAGACGGAGGGGAACGCGGGGATTTTTCAAGGGAACTTTGATTCGAGTTCGGCTACGCCGTGGGTAGAGATAATCGTGCAGAACCTCGCAACGACCGGCACATCGGACTTGGTAGCGGAACCCGATACGGAATATCTCAACGAAACCTCATTACGGTACATCGACGCTGGAATCAACTGTTCGGCATACGATGGAAATGACATGGGGTGGGGGTACACGCTGCCGTACGATGGATACCTCTATGTGCAATCGGAGGATCTTGACGCGGGCGGGAACCTAGCCGTGGGGGTGACTTCGGCGACGAAGGAACTCATGCTGTTCGCCGGAGGGTCGGCGGGATCGGATGTTCAAATGACCATTTCAGCGGATGGCGTGCAGTTCGGATTCAAGGATGAGAATACAACTGGCGGCCCGTTCACGTACACGACGCCGATTCTCGACATGGCGGCCACGCCGAAGAAGACGATTGACCCCTCGGCTCGCATTCTGTACTTCCCCGATGGAACCACGGCGGCGATTGACTGGTCGGTACAGGGAACGGTAAGCGTCACAGGATTCTCCCCTGCGGCAGGCTCCATCACCTACGCGATGATTCAGGACGTTTCGGCAACATCACGGATTTTGGGACGAATCACTGCGGGTGCCGGAGACATAGAGGAGCTGACCGCCGCGAACGTGAAAACGATTCTGAGCCTGACGAGCGCCGACGTTGGACTCGGGAGCGTTGAGAACACGGCACTCTCGACGTGGGCTGGTTCCGCGAATATCACAACGGTCGGGACGGTCGGGACGGGGACGTGGGATGCCACGGCGATTGGCATCTCGAAGGGGGGAACGGGAGAGACGACTGCTCAGGCTGCTATTGATGCCCTGCTTCCCTCACAGACGGGGAACAATGGGAAATACCTCACCACTGATGGGACCAACAGTAGCTGGGGCAGCCCTGCCGGAGGAGGAGACGTGCTAGGCCCTGCGAGCAATACCGCCAACTACGTCCCGCAGTGGGACGGAGCCGACAGCAAGACGCTGAAAGACGGGCTCGCAGTAGGGACGGGAGCGAGCAACCTTGTTCAACTGGACGGGTCGGCGCATCTGCCCGCCGTGGACGGCTCCGCGCTGACAGGTCTTACTGCCACACAGGTTGGGCTCGGCACGGCTTCCACCCCTCAGTTCGCTGAAATCAATCTGGGTCATGCTTCCGATACGACGTTTACCCGCGTCTCGGCAGGGGTAGCGGCCATCGAAGGCGTTACGATTCTGACCGTCGCGGGCGGGACGCTGACGGGCGCGTTAGACCTTGGAGAGAATGCGGGGCTTGTGCTGGACACGCTTCTCAGTGACGACGGGAAATACTCCGGCATCGTGGAGAACGGAACGGCGGGCGCTACGCTGGCGTTCGGGGATTTGTGCTGTCTCGATGCGACTGCGGGCAAGTGGCTTCTGGCAGACGCGAACGTCATTACGGCAGCGGATGGAGATTGCCGGGGGATGCTGGGGATCTGCGTGCTTGCGGGTAATGATACAGAGCCGACGAAGATGCTGGTGTGGGGCAAGGTGCGGGCTGCTGCGTTTCCTGCATTCACGGTAAACGAGAAAGTCTATGTCTCGGAGACGGCAGGGGATGTAACGCACACGCAACCGACGACGACGGATGTGGCGATCCGTGTTGTGGGAACAGCGCTCACGGCGGAGGATCTTTTCTTTAACGTAAGCCCGAATTACATCACGCATGTCTGATGCCCACGTTCACGACCTCCATTGAGCAGATCATGCACGCGATCGGAAAGCGATACGCGGGGAACAAGACGATCAGTATGCAGATATGGAAGGATGGAGACTGGAAGGCGAAAATCATTCTTCCGAGCAAGAGCTTTGAAATCTCCGGCTCTACTGCCGCGAAGCTGCTTTCTGCTCTCGCCTGATGTCGCTCAACACCCACTCCATCGACCTTGAGCGGGATTCCACTCAATACCTGTCCATCACGGACGGCAGTCAGACGGGGCTGGACATCACGGGTGATTTCACGATTGAACTCTGGGTGAAGCTCGAAAGTGCTCCTGCGACGGATACGTACCGTCCGTTCGTGAGCAAGTGGCTCAATACGGGCAACCAGCGGAGCTACGCGGTCGGATACATCAATCTTTCGGACACGATGTATCTCTACGGGAACATCTCGACAAACGGAACGGCTGCAACAAGCGGGACTGTCGCCTACACGCTGAATGCAGGGACGTATTATCACCTTGCTTTCACCTACGATGCGAGTGCGGGGACTATGGAGGTGTTTGTAGACGACTCCAGCGTGGGAACGATCAGTAGCCTTGCAACGAGCATTTACAACGGCACTGCGGCTTTTCAGATAGGGTACTTCCTCGGAGAAACGTTTGACGGGTTGATCGACGAGGTGCGCGTGTGGAGCGACATACGCACAAGTACGGAGATTTCAGACAACAGGAGCGTTGAGCTGGTAGGAGACGAAGCAAACCTCGTCGCGTACTGGCAGCTCGACAACGACCTGCTGGACATGACTGCGAACAATAACGACCTGACGAACAACGGATCGGCGGTGTTCTCAACGACTGTTCCTTTTGCGGGTTCGGCTGGATCTGCCATCAAAACCACGCTTGGTCTGGCTCAGGCATCTGTGAAGACGGTGGATGGGTTGGCGATTGCCAACATGAAAACATGGGATGGCCTGGCATAGTTGACAGGGGTGGTAGACTCAGGGCACTTTCCCCATTCATTCATGCAGAAGAAGTCTCTGGACATTTCCCAAGTGCTAACCGATTTCAGAGGGGAACCTATCAAAGAGAGCGGCCAAGACCTCACGCTCAAGACCGTGCTTTTGGTCTACATCATGATCGCCCACAACATGAACGTGCTCAAGGGGAAGGAAGAGAACGCCCATGTGTACGCCGCCGGGCAGAAGATCGGGCAAGGGGACAGAAAGATCGAACTCACGGACTATCAAATCGACCTCCTGAAGAAACTCGTAGAGCACAACAAGGTGCGAGGCGGCGGGCAGGAGGTGCCCATGTACGGGCTGGTCGTCTCCGAACAATTGCTCGACATGCTGGGGAAGGCCGAGGTGGTGAAGGAAAAAGCCAAGTAGTGCTATACTGTCCGTGAATGGCTTTGCGAGCGTATCCCGTCGGCAGTTCCTCTGCGGCAACAACCCTCCCCGGAGTCAACGACTACGATCTTCTGCGGATTGAGACGAACCTGCTTACGGAAGGGGTTGTGCAGGGAGTGGGGACTGCCTTCGCTGTGACACAGAAGGCAGCGGGCGCGAACATGAGCGTGGATGTGGCCGCCGGTATCGCACTCATCGAAATCACGAACACGAACCTGACGCATGGGGCCACGTACAAGACGTGGTTTGAGAGCACGGCAGTCTCGAACGAAATAGTGACCGCAGCGGATGACACGAACCCAAGAGTTGACAGGGTAGTTCTTCGGATCGACGTGTCGGTAGATCCCAACGGGACTGCCTCGAATATCGCCATCATCGAAGTCCTTGCAGGAACGCCGGACCCTGCACCTTCCGCACCTGCGACCCCCGCAAACGCGATCTCGCTTGCGACCATTGCCGTTCCTGCGAGCGACACTTCCATTACGGACGGCCAGATTACGGACGACCGGAGTTACATTCAGGTTGGCGCATCCGTCCTGCAAGACCTCGCACGGGAGTCGAAGATCACGGCACTGCACAATGCCGCTCCGCTTTCGGCTGCGGGTGCCGGATCTGGCAATGCCTACACGCTGACGGTGACGACGAACGCGACGGCCTACGCCACGGGGCAGGTGTTCTTCTTCACGGCGAATCACGACAATACGGATGCGGCGACGCTGAACGTGAATAGCTGGGGGGCAAAGGGCATCAAAAAGGACAACGGTGCTACAGCCGTGGTGGCGAATGATATTAAGAGTGGACAGACCTACTGCGTGCAGTACGCCGGGACGTACTTCAATATCTTGAATCCGACTCCTCCGACGATGACGGTGACGGTGGAGACAGTGAAGACGGAGTATACCCCATCCACAGAGCTCACAAACCCGACCACGCTCACTTCATTCGATACAGGAACCTACACAATCGCCGCGAATGATATTGTGGCTGGGGTAGTGTACGAGTTTGAATGCGGAGGGACTTGTACGATCAATGCCTCAAGCACGATGCACATAGAGGGGGTGCTGGGGAGCACTCCCGTTGCGGACATTACTCTTCCGGCGGGAACGACGGGAACCTCGTGGCATTTTCACGGGTTCCTCATGGGGACGGCGGCGGCTGGGGCATCGGTTGCCGTTGCGTACGCGGCCTCGCTGATAACGGACGTGGCTGGAAGAACGGTAGCGGGAACGGGGACGGCGAACGTGGCGACGAACGCGGAAAAGGTGTTCTCCATCGGTGCTCTCTTCGGAACGAGTGATGCAGGACATAAGGCGAAGCTGAATTATCTTACACTGACGAGAAAATCCACGACCGGCTGGACTCCGTAATCTGCTACACTATTCGGTAATGCCCAAGCAATCAGGATTCGACAAGCTGGCAAGCTACTTCTCAGAGGCGGTCGATGGCCTGAAAAGTGACACGGCTGTGCTGAAAGAAATCTTGCAGAGGGTGGAGACGAAGGTGACCCTAACGAACGGGAGGGTGAAAACTCTGGAGGTGTGGAAGGCGTGGTCGTATGGATTTGCGGCGTGCATGATGATCTTCGTTGTTCCATTCATGATCTACATGATTCAACTCCATATAGGATGATCGAATCCGAAAACTGCCAGTTCTGGCTCGGGAAGGCTCAAGAGGCTGTATCGGCCAGAAGTCAGTCGATGGCCGAATGGGTCCGGCATCAGATAGGAGCGGAGCTGGAGGTAGAGGGATTGTCGAAGGAGGAACACGACAGGATTGAGTCGGTGCTGGATTGCGTTCTCTCTGGGTGCTGTGGCTAGGACTATTTCCAACATCGTGCTGCACCACTCGGCGGTCAGCGGAGAGGGGAATCAGTACGAAGGCGTGAAGGCGTATCACAAAAAGAAATGGGGGCGGGGAATGGAGTACCACTTCTTCGTGGACAAGAACGCAGAGGTGAGGAACGGGATGCCCGAAGAGAAAGTGGGCTACCACTGCGGGAATGCAGCAATGAACGTCAAGAGCTTAGGGGTCTGCGTGGCGGGGGACTTCACGGTAGAAACGCCGACGGGCGCACAGATACACTCTCTTTCGGTGCTTCTCATGAATCTTCAGGCCAGATACGGCATTCCTGACGAGAATATCGTTCCGCATAGCTCCGTGAAGGCCACGTCTTGCCCCTGCTATGCGTTTACAGAGGCGTTCGTTGTCGAGAGGGTAAATATACGCAAGGAGCAGTTGAACGCCGCTGAGGAGGCAAAGAAAAAGAGGAAATTGACCACACTGAGGAAGAACACCTTGACGAGACTGGCTGAGAGGTTGAGAAAGCTGATCGGTTTGTGATAGAGTGAGAGCACTTTTCCCTCCAATTTCTTATGGGCAAAAAGTGGTATCAGTCAAAAACTCTCTGGGTGAACTTGGTCGCCGCCGTCTGCTTGTTCGTGGAGAATCAATACGGGTATGCGATTTCGCCGGAACTTCAGGCATACGCCCTGATCGCGGTGAACGTGGTTCTTCGTCTCGTGACGAAGGACGGCCTCGCAATCTAACTCTTGCGTCCCTTCTTTCCGTGGGACTGGCAGGGTAAATGGGTCGCCATGCACATATGGCTCCATGTCGCCATGCTTGCGATCTTCTGCGTGGTGCTCCTCTTCACGCAACCGAGGTGCTTGACGGGGGTGCTATGCTGATGGCACGGAAAGGAATATCTCCAACAGCGAGCTGTGGTCTTCCATTCATACGGAAGCATCACGCTCGCTTTTGGATGACATCTACGAAACGATGGAACGGATGCACCACCGTATCGTGGCCGCGTTACAGCTCAAGTTTCAAGAGAAGTTGAACAACTGCCAGAATATGTTTCCCCATTGGGTGGAATACGTTTGCTCTTCAAATCCCCACGTCAGTTCCGAACGGGGGAGTGAGGTGGTTTCGGAGTCAATGACCCGTTGGAGTGAGGACGAGCGGAGGAAGGTCTACGACACGATAGCATCCTTAGAAACCCTTTTACGGTACGCCAAAGCAAACGCCCGACGAGCAGTAGGAGACGAAAGAGAAGATCTCGGTTCTTTGTAGCGACTTCCACGACGGCATCCCTTGCGGCCTTTCGCCACTCCTTGTTGGCGTGTTCTCCTGCTCTCTCTATGGCCTCGTCGGTCAGTTCCTTGGCTGTGAAATCAGTTCGTGCATTTTTTGCAACAACTGAACTGAAGGACGGGAAGATGGATAGTTGGTCGGTCATGCCATGCGGGGGAAATGCTTGGCAGTGTATTGTTGAACGGTAAGATTATCATAACGATGGTCTGAGTTGTAACACGCCTTACACAGCCCCTGTGCATACGCCATCCTTGCGTTGCATCTTGAGCATGGGATGTCTTTCCACAAAGGCTTTCTCCCCATTCGCGTGGACTTCGGTATGGCAGGGCAAGCAGAGTTCCCATACGTTTCCTTCTGTCCATCTTGTAGCAATAAACCTTCGGCGTTTGCGGTGGTGCTTGACTGTTGCTCCTGTGGAACCGCAAGCCACACACCTTCCCTTTCGCTCCATCTGAAAAGCCTTGTCTTTCCTTCTGATAATTCTTTTTCTTCGCTCATTCGGTCTATCGTGTTTGGTAGGCTTAGGAATAGGGAGAGCCATATTGAGAAAGGAACATGATCTTGTAAATGATACTGGGAGAAGTTCTGCCGATCTGAGGCGATAGGGATGCGAGTCATGGCTGCGGGTCTGGGATGGAAATTGAAAGCTCTGCCCCTGCGAACGCTCTCACCTGCTCAACGTACTTTGAAAACTCATCGGTGGAGAGCGTCGTGGTGCTCTTGGCTGCCTCGCACGTCTTCGATCCGACCGTGACGTAGCGACGCGGGAGAAAGTGCCACTTGCACCACTCGTGGATCTCCTCGGTGGTGTGGCCGGTTTCGGCGGCGATGATCGTATAGACGACGCCCCACAGATAGGAGTTTTGCCGGAGGGTGCGATCCCGCTTGTCCTTGTACGGCTCGATCTTCACCTCGTCGCAATGCCAAGTGGCGACGTAGTGGCGGTCGTGCGTGCTTAGTTGGATAACACCAGCCGTGACGGGGCAGACGAGAACGGTCATGCTGATAGAGGAAAAGATACTTCCTTACAAGTCCAACGGTTCTTCTTCTTTCCCCACCCGTGGACGGCAAAGCGGTTCCCCGCCTGAAGCCAGTGGGGCAGCAATGGGCTAGCTTTCGCTTTAGCCACGCGATGAGACACGTTGGCTAGGGAGGTAGCCTGGATACCGATTACGCCGCTCTCAGCCCCGTTTTTGGCAAAAGCAAGGATGTCGATACAGCCTATGAAATCCTTGCGAACGAAGGCCCGAGGAATCCAACGCTCGACCACTTCCGCGATCATGCCTCTCTTGCGGAGCAAGGCCAGTGAGCGAGCTGTGGGTGAAGTCATTCGATAGGAGGGAGAAGAGAATCCAAGAAGGAGAGGGTTTCTTCGCTCTGCTCGGATAGGGGTTTCCCGATAATCCAGCATGATTCATTTGTTTCAAAGGTCGCATAATTCTCGTAGGAAAACAGACCGCCTTCCGTGACAGTGGCACATCCTCCTTTTCGGTTTCTGAGTGCCAACAGAACATCCTCAAGGGTGAAATCAATCGGGCGCTCCTTCATCCAAAACCCTGCATCTGGGACTGCTTTCTCAATCTTCGCCGTAACAGATTCAAGAGTGGTCATAATGCAGGAGGGGAAATGCGAGAAAGAGCGTCCTTGGCTTTACTCATTATGTTTTCTGCATCTGTGCATTCTGCGAAAGTCATGCGTTCAAGATTCACGATGAACTCCAACGCCTCCACCGCTATCCTCAACTTCTCTTCTGCCTTCCGTAGTCTCTCCTCTAGCTCCTGACATTTGTCTACGATAGGAAGGAGTTTGGACATAGCACGATCATAGTCGCCATCGCCAGCCCCTTGGCAGTCTATGGATTCTGCGAACTCCTCAAGGATGTTTCGTAAAAAGGATTCTCCTTCCTTCGCCTTCAAGCCGATGGGAGAACATGAATCCTCTTTCGCCAATGCCTGTAACAACTTGGGGAAGTTCTTGTCTTCTTTAATAGGGGGAAACTCTTTCGTCTTTGGTTGCTTGCTGAGTTCTGAGAGAGCCGATGGAGCACCTGAATCTGCGGGCGCACTGTCTTCGACTCCACTCCCTTTCGGGAAGCTGGCCAGATCAAGGGGCTGGCTTTCGCCAACGTGACCTTTCAATGAACCCGCAGATGCAGATTCTCGCACATCGCATGGATTATGACACGCGCTGCATTCATGCCAGCAGGTCACAGCATCATCACTATGCCCGAAGTCTTCCCCGCATTGCGTGGTGACAGGGGCACCGCAACAAGAACTAAGGCCGATGGGAGAGGGGTCAGAAGTCATGCCTTTTACAGAAGAGATAGAACCGATAGTAGAGTGGCACAATCCACACAATGAAACGGACAAGAAGTTCTATGCCGTAATCTTCATCCTTGTAATGGCCGATGGGAGACTGAGGGGTGGTCATTCTGGGAGGAGGGGGGAGAGGGCTTTCAGCGTTTCAAGTTCCTTTTGCATCTTCGCTATTCGTTCTCCATGAGCCGACAGTGCTCTGTAATACTGCGGGGTATTTGTGGGATACTCTAAGGCAACACGATACTGCTCCTGCTCCATAGCCAAAGTATCTTCGAGCTTTTTTATCTTCTCTCCCGCTCCTGTGGAGGCCGATGGTGTCTCAGAGTGTGTCATTGGGGGAGGGGGGAACGGACGCAACGCACGACGTTCGCATCCGTCTTCCCATTGGTGGCCGTGAAGCCATAGGAGAGATACACGAGCCACGCGGTGGTCGTACTGTCCGATAGCGTCGTGGCGGACCAGTAACTGCGACTGACGCCCGAGAAGAATCTCTTTAGCTCTGCTGATCCATTCTCATAATCCACAAGAGATTGAAGTTCCTTTACTGTGGGAAGTCTCCAACCTTTGCCATGGAGGTTGCCCCTATTCTCTTTTGCGTAGTCCATTGCCCCCTGCCATGGAAGCTCGGGGCCGAAGTCCTTCTGCCAGAGGAGATTCGTCTGCGTATCGAGAATAGTGCCGTCACCGTTATCTTTGAAACGGGAGGATTCATCGGTGTCGTTTGCCATGAGTAAGGGGGAAAGAAATAGTGATGTTATGGAAACGCAGGGGAATTGCAGTGTGCCTTACCGTCTACGAAGCCGGTGTAGTATGACTGCTCCTGATCTGCGTGGATTGTCTCTTGAGTAGCTAGAAAGGAGGCGAGAATGAAGCCGAGAGTGAAGTAGAGTGCTTTCGTTGGAGAGAAGATGCTGTTGATCATGGGAGAGGAGAGGAGGGAGCACAACCGATCTTGTGTTTCCCATAACACCGAGGATTACGAGGATAGATAACACAGAAGTCAGCCCAGAAGATGTCATCGCAGAGCCATGTCGCGTGATTGAAGTTGTTTGTTTCCTCAAAGAGAACATGTTGGCAGTGCGCATATTGTAGGAGGATAGCAACACGGTTGTCCTTCGCAGAGGAGCACCCTACAAGGAGCAGAGCCGATAGGAGGAGGAGAGGTTTCATTTCTTGGCTTGAGAAGCAATGTGTTCAAGAAGGAATAGCTTTGGGGCAATCGTCACTTTGATGAGTTCTGAAAGTGACTGGATGAACCATAGTCCAGTGCCAATTACCAACGGTATGTAGAGAAGGTGAGTGATCGCGAAAGCCTCACCGCAATAATCATATGCACCACACTGTTGCATATAGACACGATGGATATTCCATATAATACAAGTAGGAATGAGAATCAGTGGCGAGAAGACTATCCCTATGATGCTCTGCACAACCGTCCACTTTAGAAGCTGTTGGATAACATCGGGAGCTTGCTTCACAGAAAACGTACCTGCCTGCTTTAGGGAAGACTCCAGCATGGAGAGGATGCTGTCTACTCGATCTACGATAGGCTTGGACATGATGGGGGATTGGAAAGAAGTGGGAGGAGAGGTTTCATGG